CAGACCACTACTGAGATTGCTTTAAACCAGTCGCATACTTTAACTGTTCCCACTTTCGTTAAGGGTAATTCTAGTGGTGCAACAGGGTTTATAAGACATCCAGTGAGCGCAGGAACCGCTGTTACTGTATATAATAGTAAAGGAACTTTCGTAGTAAATGAAAAACTTTCCTTTAATGGACTTGAAAATGGAAGAATTGCCATTGCAATAACAGAAAATAAAATTTCTAATGTAAAATCTGTTTTTGCATCATCAAATACTTTAGATTTAGCAGACGGTATTACTGGTGTTAATACTTTTAGTGCTAACGTTCTGCAATCTAGTAAATTTACTGTTGGTATCGCCACCATCAGTCCTAAATCTAGTGGAGTAAGCACAATCACCACTGGCAATAATCTATTTCCTGGAACTGTTGTCAGAGAAAACGATTTAATTAGATATACCGATACAACAGCAGGACTTACAGAAGATCCTATTATTGCTAGAGTTACTGATGTAGGAACTTCCAATGTTACTATTGAAGGTGTTGCCACTGTCTCTGGTATTGCAAGCGGATTTTTACCAGCGTCTACTCTGAGTGTAACTGACTTAGAAGTTCTGACTACTGAACTTGCTCCATCCTCGGATAGTACTTTATTCACACCATTACCAAAACCAAACGTAGCTGCGTTTGATCTCTCTGAGACAACCTTCACCATTAGAAGGACTTTCAGTGTAGATATTGCTAGCAATCAACTTTCTGTTGCTGCAGCTGCAGGTGCTAATGAAACATTCTTACCCTTTGATGATGAAAGATATACTCTTATCAGATCTGACGGTGTTACAGAGGAACTGACTGCCGATAGATTTGAAATCTCCGCAGATGCTAAGTCTCTTCAGATTAGAAATCTTGGAACTGATAATACTGGCGCAACTTTGCACGCTACTTTGAGAAAATTAAATGCAACTTCAAAAGTTAAGATTAAAAATAGAGTAAAGTCTATTATCGTTGATAAATCTAGACTTCAAGGATCTGGTATTGGAACAACTACACTTAATAATGGACTAACCTATGGAAACTATCCATATGGAACTAGAGTTGAAGATGAAGTAATCTCTTTGAACTCTCCTGATATTATCTCCATTCAAGGAATCTTTGAGTCCTCAGATACCTCAACTGCTACTGCTCCTAAGGTATCCTTACTTAATATCATCAGTCCATCTACAACCACCTCAGATATATTGATCGGAGAAAGGATCACAGGTCAAACTAGTGGTGCTGTAGCAATTGTCGCTGAGATTGTAGATTCGTCCACTATATCTTACATCTATAAAAATGAATCCGTATTCATTGAAGGTGAAACTCTTGATTTTGCTGAATCTGATATTACTGCTAGAGTGTCTGTTTTAACAACACCGAGTTTTAACGTATCTTCAAATTACACATTTAGAACAGGGCAAGAGGATACACTCTATACTTATGGAAGTATAAGAAGAAAAAATAAAAATGACGCTCCTACAAAACAGTTAAAGATCTATTTTACATCTGCGTCTTTTAACTCAACTGATAACGGCGATATTGTCACTGTAGAATCTTATAAGAATTTTAATTACTCTACAGAAATCAAGACGGTCAATAATTATAGAAACACTGATATTATTGATTTAAGACCAAGAGTCTCCGAATACACTGTGACTGAGGGTGCTAGATCTCCACTTGAGTTTGCTGGTAGAGCATTTGATGCTGCTGGTCAATCAGTAAATCACATTTTAGCATCTGACGAATCCATAATCGCTGACGTTGACTATTACTTAGGTAGAATTGACAGATTGTTCCTGACTAAGGACGGAAGATTTCAGGTCGTGTATGGAACTCCCTCTGAAAATCCTGTCAGACCTAACCCTGTAGATGATGCAATTGAAGTTTGTACGTATGAACTACCACCATATCTCTTTAATACATCTGATGTAAAATTATCATTTAGTCAACATAAGAGATACCGTATGCAAGACATCAAGAAACTTGAAGATAGAATCAAGAGTCTTGAGTACTATACAACTCTCTCATTGCTAGAAAAAGAAACTGCTAATCTTTTTATTCCTGACACTGAAGGTTTAAATAGATTTAAGTCTGGTTTCTTTGTTGATAACTTCTCTGGATTCCAAACTCAAGAAGATAGTGTTGATATCAAAAATTCAATTGATAGAAAATTTGGTGAACTAAGACCGAGACATTACACTAATTCGGTTGATATGATTCTTGGTCCTGTTGTTGACAGAGACACAACTTTAGATTCTAGTGTTGCACCTATCGAAGGTAATAATGTAAGAAAAGGTGATGACATTGTAACTCTAGATTATGCTGAAGTTGAATATATTACACAAGCGTTTGCAACTAGAACTGAAAGTGTTACTCCTTTCTTGATTAGTTTCTGGAATGGTACTATGGAGTTGACTCCAGCTACCGATAATTGGGTTGATACTACACGTTTAGAAGCGAAGATTATTCAGCAAGAAGGTAATTATACTGAGACCTTCGATACCATGGTTGCAAATGGTGAAGTTGATCCTCAAACTGGGTTTGGTCCTATCCTTTGGGATTCTTGGGAAACCAATTGGGGTGGAATTACAGACGTGGAGGTTACTAGACCTAGAGTTGTTCAAAATGGTCCAGACACTATTCATCGTCAAGGTCCTGGTGGTAGAGCAAGACAAAGAAGAGAAACTAGAACTGTAACTGATCTAGTGGTTGAAGAAACATTTATAAATCGAGTTCAATCTGGTGTTCAGTCTAGAAATGGAACTAGAACTATTATTACTGAAGAGTTTGATACTAATTCCCTTGGTGATAGAACTGTCAGTAGAGATTTGATTGCGACGATGAGATCTAGGAACATTGAATTCGTTGCTAGAAAGATGAAACCACTCACAAGGTTGTATGCATTCTTCGATGGTGTGGATGTCACAAAGTATTGTGTTCCTAAACTTCTTGAAATCTCCATGACTAGCGGAACCTTCCAGGTTGGAGAAACCGTAGAAGGTAGAATGATTAGAACTGGTCTCGCTGAAGAGTCTAATGAGACCTCTCCTAAGATTACTTTTAGAGTTGCTCAAATTAATCATAGAGAAGGTGCTTACAACAGCCCAACTAAAACTTTCCGCGAGAACCCTTATACCAATCGCCCTCTCTCTAATGCATATTCTTCAACTTCAAATATTCTGAACGTTGATACTCTTTCTCTTTCTGAACAAGCACAAGGAGACTTCTTTGGATTTGTTCAAACTGGAATGACTTTTGTTGGAAAGACAAGTGGAGCGCAGGCAACTTTGGATGATGTAAGACTTATCTCTGATCTGTCTTCTACTATCATTGGAAGTTATTTTGTCCCTGACCCCAATAATGTCAACTTCCCCAAATTTGAGACAGGAACCAAGACATTTACACTTGTAAATGATGAAGATAATAATCAAGACCTTGCATCTACAATTGTTGAAGAAAACTTTACATCTTCAGGAACTTTGGAAGTTCTTCAGGAAAACATTCTTTCTATCAGAAATGCAAGAGTGGAACAGAAGAGAGAATTCCAAGAAAGAAATGTCGAGCAAACTCTTGGCACTGAACTTGTTAACAGCAATGTTCTAAGCGAAACTCAAAGAACTCAAACTATTATCACTTGGTATGACCCTCTTGCACAGTCCTTCTTAGTTGAAGATGAGACAGGTTGTTTCCTTACCAGTTGTGATGTGTTCTTCAGAACGGTTGATGATGGAGATAGTCCAGTTGTATTCCAACTGAGATCCATGGAAAATGGTCTTCCAACAACTAAGGTTCTTCCTGGTTCTGAGATTGTTTTAGATCCATCTGACATTACTACATCATCAGACGGGTCCGTAGCCACAAATATTCAATTTAAATCGCCAGTTTACGTTGAAGGCGGTAAAGAATATGCGATTTGTTTAGCATCTAACTCTACTCAATATACAGTTTACATCTCCAGAATTGGTGAAAATGATCTTTTAACAGATACGTTTATTTCTAACCAACCTTACCTTGGTTCTCTTTTTAAATCGCAAAACAATACCACTTGGGAACCAAGTCAGTGGGAAGACCTTAAGTTTACTCTGTATAGAGCAGACTTCGTTGAAAGTGGAAGTATTGAATTCTATAGTCCCGAACTCACGCAGGGTAATGCTCAAATTGCCAAGTTGCTTCCAGATCCTATTTCTATTGCATCTAAGAAGATTAGAGTTGGTCTTGGAACCACCGTTGCTGATGATGGATATGAAATTGGCAATACCTTCTTCCAAGACGGTACAAACGCTACAGGAGATCTCGTAGGCACTGCTGGTTCTGTAACAGGAACTCTGACAGTATCTAATGCTGGTCTTGGTTATACACCTGCAGATGGTTCTCATACGTTCACTGGTGTCAATCTCGTAACGATCACGGGTAGTGGTAGGGGTGCAACTGCAGACATCAGCGTAGCTAACGGCAGTATTGTTGCCTCTGGTGCAACTATCTCTAGTGGTGGTTCTGGTTATGTTGTTGGTGATGTTCTTGGAATCTCTACCATCGGTATTGCTACAATCGGCAGAGATGCCAAACTTACTGTTACTGGAATTGGACATACAAACGAACTAATCCTTGATAATGTTCAGGGCAACTTTGTTGTTGGTGGTGGTAAGTCAATGAACTATTTCAACAGTGTTGGAGTTGCTCAAACTTTAAATAATGATCTTCCAGGTGCTCCAGGGGGAGATGTTGAAATTGCATCCATCATCACAATAAACGATGGTCTGCATATGAATATTAGTCATCAAAACCATGGTATGTATTTCACCAATAATAGTGTAATACTTTCTGAAGTAAAATCAGACATCAAACCAACCACTCTTACTGCGGCATATCCAGCAGATTCCACAAGTGGTATTACTGTTGGTCTTGGGGCGACATTCGCCACTTTTGAGAATGTTGGAGTTGGAACTACTAATGTTGGTTTATTGCTTATTGGTGATGAAATTATTGAATATACCGATGTAACTGGAAATACTATTGGTGGAAATATTGTCAGAGGACCTAATCCTAAAACATATCCAGCAGGAACTCCTGTATTTAAATATGAAATGGGTGGAGTAAGTCTCAATCGTATTAACAGAACACACTCTCTTAGTGATGTAACTGAGTCTGATCCATTTACGTTTGATTCTTATAAAGTTAAACTCGATATGAGTGCAACTACAGGAACCGCTAGAAACACCGATGTTGGATTCCCTCAACTTCATTTAGGTCAAACCAAGTCCACTGGTGGAACTAAGGTTAGAGCGACTCAGAACATGCCATTTGAACTGATGACGCCTAATGTTCATAACATGACCGTTCCTGGAACTAGTATTAACGCAGAAGTTAGAACAACAACATCTAGAAGTTTCAGTGGAATTGAAGTACCATATATCAATGCTGGATTTGAGGATATTGTTATTAACCAGAAGAATTACTTTGACACTCCAAGAATGATTGCATCCAAGATTAATGAAGATGCTAATCTTTCCACAGTTCCAGGATCTAAGTCAATGAACATGAGATTGTTCCTAAACACAGTTGATACGAGAGTAAGTCCTGTAATTGATACTCAGAGAGTAAGTGCTGTTCTTACATCTAACAGAGTAAACGATGTGATTACGAATTATGCGACTGACTCTAGAGTGGACAGTATTGACGAAGATCCTACAGCGTGTCAGTATATTTCTAAGGAAATTGTCCTTGAAAATTCTGCATCTTCTCTCAAGATCATTCTTGCTGCTCACATAAATCTTGAAGCAGACATTAGAGCATTCTACGCAATATCTAATGAACCTGGACTTGAACCTACTTTCTCACCATTCCCAGGTTACACCAACCTTAATACTAAAGGTGAAGTTATTTCTGCACAAAATAATAATGGAGAATCTGATACACGTATCGTTAAATCTAATACTTTGACGCAGGAATCTGCTCTGATTGACTATAGAGAATATACTTTCTCTATTGATGAACTACCCCCATTTAAAACTTATAGAATTAAGTTAAATCTTATATCTAATACTCAGTGCTTTGTTCCCAGAGTCAAAGATTTGAGGGTAATTGCATTAGCTTGATATGGATTTTTATGAATTAGAAGGTAATAAGGATCTTGCAAGAGATCCTAAAACCAATGCAATTGTCAACGTGAATGGTCTTGATTACACTCAGTACCTCTCTACCAAAAATGTTAAATCTGAAAAGAATCAGAAATTACAGACAGTAGAGAAAGATCTTGCTAACGTGAAAGGTGAACTAAATGAAATCAAATTGTTACTCAAGGAGTTACTAAATGGATCCCGATCAAATTGAACTTAATAACTTATCAAAGAGTTTTGCATATCAACAGATCGCAAGTAATATAGATAATTGTAATGATCGCGATATGCTTAAGAATATTGCAAAATCTTTTTGCAAACTTTATTATAAGCAGCAAGAAACTATGTCGGTAATAGGACTTCCAGATGCCATCTAAAAATATTACTTTCGATCCAGACTCCGGAGTTCCTTACGGAGTAAACCTGACTATTCAAGGTGGATCTGATTTTAATGCAAACCTCAATGTTTTTACAACAGCGAACGCTGCGTTTGATCTAACTGGATATACTGGATCAGCAGCAATGTCTAAAAGTGTTGCTGTTGGAGCAACTTTAGGAATTACAACGTCTTTCACCGTTGGTTTTACAAGTGCTTATGATGGAAAAATGAAACTTTCTCTTGGATCTACCTCTACTAGATCTTTGAATGAAGGTAGATATGTATATGATGTTATTGTATCTGCAGGCGGAACTTTCTATACTCTCGCTAATGGCAACATATACGTTTATAACCCAGTATCGTCAGCACCCTAAATACACTTAGGAAACTTGTGGAATAAATGGCGAAACCAGCAAGTAGAACGGATTTAATTAACTATTGCAAAAGGCAACTGGGTGCTCCGGTGCTGGAAATTAATGTTGCCGATGAGCAGATTGATGACTTAGTTGATGATGCCCTTCAGTTATTCCATGAGCGTGATTATGACGGAAGTATTCAGACTTTTTTAAAGTATAAGATAACGCAAGCAGATATAGATAGAGGCAGGGCAAGAGGAGGAAGTAGCACTGCAGGAATCGTAACCACGACTGCAACTGCTACGATTGATGGATCAAGTGTTTCCTTTAACTTTGAAGAGAATAGTAATTACCTACAAGTTCCACCAGAGGTTATTGGAATAAGTAAGATTTTTAGATTTGATGGAGCTAACACTGTAACAAATAACATGTTCAGTGTTAAATATCAGTTATTCCTTAATGACATTTATTACTGGGGATCAACTGAATTATTGACCTATACGATGACGAAGAGATATTTGGAGGATATTGATTTTGCTTTGAATACTGAGAAGCAAATCAGATTTAACATGAGACAAGATAGACTCTATCTGGATATTGATTGGGGATCGGTTAATGTTGATGATTATCTAATTATTGATTGTTATCGTCTTATTGATCCAAATGATTTTACCAGAGTTTACAATGACTCGTTCTTAAAGAGATATCTTACTGCACTGATAAAGAGGCAGTGGGGTCAAAATCTTATTAAATTCCAGGGTGTCAAACTTCCTGGTGGTATTGAATTAAATGGAAGACAGATTTATGATGATGCAGAAAAAGAATTAGATAAGATCAAGGAGCAGATGTCTAATACATACGAACTGCCACCTTTAGATATGATAGGATAAGATCATGCTTAATCCATTTTTTACTCAAGGTACTACTGGTGAGCAAAATCTTGTCCAAGATTTAATTAATGAACAACTTAGAATGTATGGAGTAGATATCTTTTATCTACCCCGAAAGTATCTAACAGAGAATACAGTTATCAGAGAAGTTGTGCAGTCTAAGTTTGACATTGCACTTCCTTTAGAAGCGTATATTGATAACTACGACGAATACTCTGGTGCTGGTAATATTCTTTCTAAGTTCGGGGTTCAGTCTCAGGATGAAGTTAGACTGATTATCTCAAGAGAAAGATTTGAAAACTATATTACTCCGTTGATTGAGGATCAATCGAACGTTAAACTATCAACTAGACCTAAAGGTGGAGATCTTATATGGTTCCCTCTTGACGATAGAATCTACGAAATCAAAGATGTAGAATACGCCAAACCATATTATCAGTTACAGAACCTCTATGTTTATGAATTGTATTGTGAACTATTCAGATTGGAGGATGAGGTTATTGCAACCGGTATTGAAGATATTGACAATAATTTGATTGGTGAAGACTATGATGGTCTTACCGATGACGGTATCAACACTATTCAGGGACCAACTCAAACTCTCTCACTAGTCGGAGCTGCTTCTACTGCTACTGCAACAGCAGCAATATTTAACGGAGGTGTAAGATTCTTCACTATTACTAATAGGGGTGGTGGATATAGTAGTATTCCCACAGTAGGCGTGTCTTCTGCTCCCTCAGGTGGAATCACCGCTGTTGGTATTGCCACTATGATCGGTGGAATAAATGTATGTAATTTCAATGTTAATCCTAAAGACAGATCTGTACAAGCAGTTAACGTTGTCAAGTCTGGTGCAGGATATACTGTAGCTCCTTCCGTTTCGTTTAGTGGTGGTGGAACTAATGGTGTTGGTGCTGCTGCAACTACAACTATCGGTGATGGTGTTGTCGGTATCATCACTGTTACTGCTGGCGGCGGAGGATATACAGAAAATCCTACAATCACATTTACAGGAGTGTCTACGGTATCTGCTGCTGCAACTGCGATAGTCAGTGCTGCGGGTACTATCTCAGCAATTCATATCACTAACGCTGGTCTTGGTTATACCGTTGCTCCTACTATCACTATCGCTTCACCAGAAAGTTCTGGGTCAGGAACCTTCTCCTTCAACGAAATAGTCACAGGTTCTACTAGTGGAACAACTGGTAGAGTTAGAACTTGGAACTCAACTACGAACGTTCTTGAACTTGGTAGTGTTGATGGAGAATTTACATCTGGAGAAAATATAGTAGGATCTACCTCTGGTGCTTCTTACGCTCTCAGAGTGGTAGATGTTCAACCTGTTGATGATGGATTTGCTGACAATATTAACATAGAAACAGAGGCAGATTCTATTCTTGACTTCTCAGAGCAGAATCCATTCGGTATTCCCTAAATAAAAACACACAATTGTGTAAGGATTTGTAGGACTAAACCATGTTTGAATATTTTTACAACGAAATTTTGAGGAGGACCATTATATCATTTGGTACACTTTTCAATGACATCTCCATCAAAAAAACTGATTCTAGTGATGATGTCTTTAGTGTTGTAAAAGTCCCTCTGGCGTATGGTCCTACACAAAAGTTCCTTGCAAGACTGGAGCAGTCTCCTGATCTAAATAAACCATTTGCAATCACACTGCCAAGGATGTCTTTTGAGTTCACTGGACTCACATATGATTCATCTAGAAAAGTAACAACAACTCAAACTTTCACTGTCAAGGATCCTGATAGTGCGACAGACGTAAAAAAATCATATATGCCGGTTCCCTACAATATGGCGTTTGAGTTGAGTATAATGACCAAATTAAATGATGATGCTCTCCAAATCGTAGAACAAATCCTTCCATTTTTTCAACCAGCATATAACTTGACAGTGGAACTGGTTGAATCAATTCAAGAGAAAAGAGATATTCCAGTAGTGTTAGAAAACATCACAATGTCCGACGAATATGAGGGAGACTATACCTCAAGAAGAGTTCTCCTTTATACCCTAAGATTTACCGCAAAAACATATCTGTTTGGTCCAGCAACCAAGGTCACCAAAGATATCATCAAAAAGGCAACTATCAGTTATCTTACTGGAACAGACACCGCAAATACAACAAGAGAATACTCTTATTCTGTTACTCCCAGAGCAATCAAAAATTACACTGGAGATGTTGCAACCACTCTCACAGATGACATCACTGCAAAAGTTACTTACATTGAAGTTGAAGATGCCAGCACACTCACCGCTGATTCTTACATCGCTATCGGTGACGAAGAACTATACATCAAGTCGATAACTGGTAATAAACTTAATGTAAGACGTGGTGAAGATAACACCACGGCAGTTGCACATGTCAGAGGTGCAGAGATCGGTAAGATAACTGCTGCTGATAATGCTCTTATCGAAGAGGGTGATGATTTCGGATTTGACGGGACCTTCTGATGACTATGACAAAAAAATTCAACGACCTCGACGAGACCTTTAATACCTCGGATGATGTCGTTCAACCAGAAGTAATCGAACGTAAAATTGAAAAGGTCAAAGAAGGTGTTGATGACATCAAAAAAGATTACGAATATACAAGAGGTAATCTTTATTCCATTATTGAGAAAGGACAAGAAGCGTTGAATGGTGTTCTTGAACTAGCCCAAGAAAGTGAGATGCCAAGAGCATATGAAGTTGCAGGTCAGTTGATCAAGAACGTTGCTGATGCGACAGATAAGTTGCTTGACCTTCAAAAGAAATTAAAAGACGTAGAAGCAGAGGAAAAGGTCAAAGGACCATCTACCGTTAATAACGCACTATTCGTTGGTTCAACAGCAGATTTGGCAAAGATGTTAAAGGATGGACTTAAGGAGGATCCTAAATAAAGGGGAAGGGAGAGAAATCCCGAAGTATTAAGTACTAATAAAATGTCTAAGGATTTGCCCTCATATGAGGATTTCGATGGAGACAAAAGTCTACCGTCAATAGAAGATTATATTACAGAAGAGAACGCAGAGGAACTCCCTTCTGTAGAAGATTTCATTGAAGAGGAAAAAGAAGAGAAAATAAGCGAAGAAACTGTAACTATAGAAGATGCTGACGGAAACACGTTTGCGGAAGTAAAAGATATTGTCCCACCATTTCCAGAATTAATTCGTTTAATCAATGATGTCAGAGAAGAGATTCCTGATATCCCAGAGATTAAGTATTATGATAAAGAACTTGAGGAACTTGCAGAGCAGATCAGCAATCTTCCTGAAGTCAGATATTATGACAGAGAAGTAGAAGCAATATGTGATCAGGTAGATCTTGTAAGAGAACAGATCAAAGGTCTACCCGAAGTTAAGTATTATGATGAGCAAGTTGATGCCATTGAAGATAGGATTGATATACTCCAAACTGAGGTAACAAACTTACCTCC